CCTTGACCGTCTCCTGGTGGCTGTACTTGTTGTACGGCTCGGAGAACAGCTCGATCCTGACACCCATCTCGCCCATGTAATCCGCGCCCGTCGTGGCATAGAAGCTTCCGGGCTCGATCACCTCTTCAACCCCCGTGCCTGCGGCGGTCAGAATCTGGGCGTTCAGGACGTTGCCGATGTAACCCGCGAGGATCAGCTCGCGCTCCGTCACCGGGTCCACGCTGGTCGACATGGTCTTGACGATGTCGCTCAGCTCGGACCGCGAGATCAGGAAGTTCTCGACCATCAGACGATGGCGCTCGACCTGGAACCGGACGTCCTCGAAGGCGCCGATGCCCAACGTCGCGAACGTGGTCACGGCGTTGTCGGTCTGCGCGGCCTCGTCGATGAGGCTGATCGCAGCCTTGTCCTCCTGAAGCTCGATCTCCTGACGCGCGGTGTCCTGCGCCCGGTCGAGGACATCGAAGTTCATCTGGTAGATGTCCATGATGTCGATGGCCGGGAAGCTCGTCACCTTCCACTCGGGCGGGGTGATCCACTTCGTCTTGATGCGGCTCTCGGGGGACTGACCGTCCTGGCCGATGACCCACGCCGTCGAACGGATGTCCAGCGGGATACGGAACAGCTCGGCCTGGGCCAGCTTCCGAACCCGGTAGATCTTCCGCGCGAAGCCCTCGTAGTCGAGGATCGCCTTGATCGGGAGCGCCAGCTCCTGACCGACGATGTGGAAGCCCTGTCCGGTCGGGTCGGTGAGCGCGGCGGCGAGAATGTCGCGCCGAGCTTCCTTGCTGATCGAGGTCTCCGTGTCGGGACGGTAGAAGGAGAGCGCCTGAGCGTTCTTCTTCGTGACCTCGTTCATCAGCTGATGGATCTGCGTCATCGCCTCGCGCTTGTCGTGCGCGTTGATCTCACCCCTGCCGTCGAACATGCGACGGTCGGTGCTGCTGGCGGTGGCGCGACGGCTCGACGGAAGGTCGTACCGCTGCGGGTTGAACGTGCCGTTGCCCTCGAAGAGGCCCTCGTCGCGCTTGTTGGCGAAGCGGCCCGGACGTACGGCCATGCGGTCACGCGGCTGCTCGGAAGCCTCGCGACGGGGAGCGCGCTGTCGCCGGGTCTGGTCGCCATTCCTCTGCGCGGACCGCGAGGGGCCGGGGCGACGATTCTTGCTGATGCTCTTGAACGGATTGGACATCGTCAGCCTCCTTCCTAGCTGGTGGGTCCGCCGGCGTACTGGACGCCGAGGAACGGGTCATCGGGGGTCGGGACCTGGTAGACGCGGCCGATGTACGGACCGGCGCCACCCTTCGTCACGAGACCCTCCATGTTGGCAGCCGAAGTGCCAGCGGTGAGGGCATCGTTGACCGCGAAGGTCTGGGCGACATCGTACTGGGTCGTAAAGATCAGTGACCAGTCGTTGATCACGGTGATCTTCCGATCCTGAATGTCAACGTCATTCAGGAAGTTCCAGAAGTTGCGGCCCTCGAACTTCAGCTCCTGCTCGGTCACCGTGTACTGGTAGTCCACGCCGACGATCTCGCCGTCAGCGATGGTACCGCCAGCCACGCGGGTGATCTGACCGTTGGTGTAGTTCGCCGTGTAGTCGCTACCGGCGCCCTCGGTGTAGACCGTACCCGTGGTCAGGTTGTAGACCCGAACACCGCCCGTCGCGCCCGGAACCCACAGGTTCGAATGCGCGAGATTGGTGGCGGCTACGCCAACGAGCTGGATCTGCTCGCCAACGACAGACGCGTAGAGCGTGTTCGCCTTCGTGTACTTCGCGAAGCCGAAGGGATTCGTCGCGCCGCCGTTACCACAGATCTCGATCTCCTGGCTGCTGTTCAACTGAACGAGCATCCCGGCCCGGAACGTGGAAGAAGCGGAAGCGACGAAATGCCCCAGGTTCCGCGTGTACTGGGAGCGCATCAGGTCGATACCGATTGCTCGGCTCGATACCCGAAACGCCTCCATGCGCGGTGAGAAAGACATTCGTTTGCTCCTCTGCTTTGCCTACTTCGAAGCTACTGGCCCTGGACCCCGCCGAGACGTCCGAGTCTACGTCCCAGAAGAGTGCTTCCACCAATAGCGCTACGAAGATCAGCGACACCTGAAGATTGCGGAGGGCTGGATGCAGGAGCCCCATCGACCTCGAAATTGCCCTCGGCGGCTTCCCTACGAACCAGAGAAGCGCGACGAGAGGTACGTCGCGTATCAGTCGCCTCGGCAGATCCCCTCACAGCAACCGGAGCGAGGTTCCTGAGGTCCTCCTCCGCGTCCTTGAGGTACGAGGCGTCCTTGGCCATCAGGTCGGCGGCTTTCTCCAAGAGAGCCTCCACGAACCTGTCATGACCTTCTGCGGTGATCAGCTCCGTCAGATCGACGGCGGCGGAAACGTCCATACCCGAATAGACGTCACCGTTGGCGAACTCGATGTCACCGGACTCCGCCGACAGGACGTCGACGGCGGCAACCTTGATCGGGTGCTCCTCATGGTTGAGGCGCATCCGCGACGACGCCACCCGGACCGCACGAGCGAACTTCCGGACGAAGTCCTCCTTGGCCTCAGCGACAGCCTTCTTCGTCCGCTCGTCGTAGAGCTTCTTGAAGTTGGCGTGCGCCGAACGAATCACGTCATCTCCGCCCGAGAGAACATCACCTTCGGAACCGTTGTGCTGCTCCTGGGCGTTGGTGTCGGCGTCGGAAGTGGAGTCCATGGACGGCTTGGAGGGCTTCTTCTCCTCGATGACGTTCTCGGCTTCGTCGAGGATGTCCTTGGTCTCGCCCTCAGCCTTCTTGCGAGCTTCGAAAGTAAGGCGCGCTCGCCGCAGGACAGCCCTGCGCTCACCGCTCAGGGTGCGCGGGGTCACCTTGTCAGGCTTCTCCCTGGTATCAACCTCGCCACCGGGAAGCGCCGAGTCCGGATCGGAGTCGTCGTACTCCTGACGGTTGACGTCCTCGGCGTCCGCGAGGATGCCCTGATTCTTCGGCTCGACTTCCTCGGCGCTGTTCAGCTCGATGTCATCGTCGACACCGGCAGCCCGCAGCATCTTCGCGTTACAGAACTCAGCGGCCTTGCTAAACCCCTGGTAAACAGCGAGCCCGTACACACGGTTGGCCAAACGCCGAAGAGCTTCGGGGTCGTTGCGATACTTGTCAGCAGGAACTGCGTGGAAGATCGCGCCATGATCCTCGTGATGCGCGACCAGCGTACGGCTTCGGGTGATGGCGATCTTGATCTTCTTCGCCCTGGCAGGCATCGTAGTGTCCTCGTGAGCCATCGAACCCTCCCCGGCATCCGAGATGCCCATCTCCTCCGCTGAAGGAGAAGTGCCGGCTTCCTCTGCGCGCTCCTGAAGCTCCTGGATGTCTCCGTGCTCCTGCTCCTGCGCACGCCGCAACGTGGCCTCGCGCTCCTTGGAGAGGTCCGGCTTGTCGTCCTTCTTTTCCTCGGGCTTGTCGTCCTTCTTGGGAGGCTTCTCCTCGCCGGACTCGTCCTTCTTGGGAGGCTTCTCCTCGTCGGACTCGTCCTTCTTGGGAGGCTTCTCCTCGTCGGGCTTTCCACCCATCGAGGGCACCGGCTTGTCGTCGAGCTTGACCTCGATGGGATCGCCGCCACCCATCTCCTTGACCTTCTCCGTGATCGGAGACGAGGGACCATCGGTAGCCTTCTCCTTGACGTCCGCCAGCTCGTCTTCCAGAATCTCGGCCTCCTCAGCCCTCTCGATCTCTTCCTTGATGATTCCCTCGGTCTTCAGGAAGTCGACGATCACGTTGTACGCCGCGTCGGCATCGGGAGCCTTCTCCAGCTCCATGAGAACCTTCTCGAACCCCGGAGGGGCGGACATGGCCGTCCGGTTCAATACCGACTTACGAACGAGATCCATGGTCTCAGATTCGATGCGCTCCTGGTCTGATGCCGAGAGGTTGATCGTGCCCTTGGCGTGAAGATCCGCCACGGTCTTGAAGAGCTTGAATCGTTCGGTAAACGGCATTGTCATCAGACCTCTCCTAACGTCCCGCCAAAGCTGAGTTAATCAGCCCAGCCAGGGACTCCGGGATCTTACTGGCGTTCTTCGCAACGTAGGTGG